GGTTTGGAGTATCACCAACAGTTTCAAACATTACCACCCAGACAGCCGCTATTCTTTCAGGCGGTGGAGGTGGAGGCGGTGGAGGTAATGGATTAAATCCATCCGGTTCTTGGAATGCATATACATACACTGGTTCTGACCAAACATTAAACATTCCTGGCGATTATGCCTTTGAAAATATCCAATTTAAGATTTGGGGCGCAGGAGGTGGCTCATCTATTGTTACTCTTATGTCTCGAGGAGCTCCGGGTGGATATGTAACTGGTCTTCTTGCAGTTAACCCAGGTGATGTTATTAAGATCGTTGTTGGTCAAGCAGGAACATTAGGTACAGCAACCGCTTCTAAACCTGCCCTTTATGGAGGCGGCGGCGCAATCTCTGATGGTATTCGATGGGGTGGCGGACAAGGCGGTGGTTATTCCGGAATTTTTGCTACAACTGTTTCCTTTGCAAATGCAATTGCAATTGCTGGAGGAGGTGGTGGCGGTGGTCGCATAGCAAATGGCGCTGGTGGTAACAAAGGTTGGGGTGGTGGACCATCTGGTGGTAATGGTTTTCAAAGTACTGACGACTCTGGTACAACTCTTGCGGGTCGTTCAGGTGGTGGTGGTACACAATCCGCCGGAGGTATAGCAGGTACACCTTATTCTGGTATGACTGCTGGTAGTCAACTACTCGGTGGTACGGGTGGTCTATACGGTGCTGGTTCAGGCGGTGGTGGATATTATGGTGGTGGTGGCGCATCTGCATACGGTAACGGCGGTGGTGGTTCCGGTTATTGGAATGGAAGTGTTTCAAGCCCATCTTGGTACATGTCGTCGGGTACTGGCTCAACACTAACAGGTGGTGGTAGTTCTGGTGCTACTGGTTCTGCGCTTTCTCCTGTGCCACAAAGTGGCGATTCTCAATATCAAGCAGGAGTTGGCGTTGGAGGTGAAAGTAGCGCTGGTGGCCCAGGTTTAGTTCAAATATTCTACTAGGAGATAAGATGACAGTATTTTTTATGCATATACCAAGAACTGCCGGTAGATCAACGGGTCAGGTAATTGCTTCAAATTTTTCTAATATTGCTGATAAATCTTTATCTGGATATATTGATCTTAACGAAGATTATTCTTCTGTAGAAGCATTCATTGAACATGATATTTACAGCGTGGCAAAGAACAATCTTGTTAATCCTACGATGATTACTTTCATTAGAAATCCTGTAGATTCTGCTTATAGTTTTTGTAAAAAAGTTGCAAATTTATCAGATGAACAAATTATTCAAACGTCTGTATTAGACTCAATTGCTAATGACATGGTAAAACGTCTCGTTTTTAATTCGGCAGAAGAATTTTATACAAGAACAATAACAGCATTAGATATAGATGCAGCACTTATAAATTTACAATCTTTTGATTTTGTTGGAAATTTTGATGATTATGAAAATGAAATTAATCGTATGTGTGATCAATTTGGATGGACGGTGCCAAGTCCTTTACCACACGTAGTTGAAGAATCATGGCAAGAAACTCTAACAATTCCTGCTGACGTAAGAACACATATTGAAACGTATTGTTCTTCAGATATTGAATTATTTCAAAATTTTTATAAATAATAAAAAAATAACAATAGGAACAATTCAATGAAACTCATTACCGAAATGATTGAATCTGAAGTAGATTTCGTCACCGAAGCAAAAGAAGACGGTGGTAAAAACTATTTCATCGAAGGCGTTTTCATGCAGGGTAACATTAAAAACCGTAATGGTCGTATGTATCCTATGGAAACACTTGCAAAAGAAGTCAAACGATATAACAAAGAGTATGTCGAGCAGAATAGAGCATATGGTGAGTTAGGTCATCCTCAAGGTCCAACAATTAATCTAGAGCGCGTATCTCATATGATTAAAGACCTACATCAAGATGGTAACAATATCATTGGTAGAGCTAAGATCATGACTGAGACTCCAATGGGTAAGATTGTAAAGAATCTTATGGACGAGGGTGCAAAACTTGGCGTATCATCTCGCGGGATGGGCACATTGAAGCCAGGTAAAGATGGCGTCAACATGGTTCAATCAGATTTTCAGCTAGCAACTGCTGCTGATATCGTAGCCGATCCTTCAGCACCCAATGCATTTGTTGAGGGTGTTATGGAGGGTGTTGAGTGGTTACAAATTGATGATCGTTGGGTTCCTCAATACATTGAGGAAACACAAAAGGCGATTAGAAAAGTTTCAAAGGCAGAACTTCAAGAAGCAAAAATCAGAGCATTTGAAAAGTTCTTGAAACAACTCTAAAAGATGAATTTTTATAAATAATATGTAATTGAAATATTTTTCAATAAGGAGATAACAGATGTCCGATAAAGAACTAGAAGTAATTGAGGACGCTGAGGTTCTTGAGACTGGAGATGAAGATCTTTTAGAGTTCAAGGCTTCAATGGGCGATCCTTCTGAGGTTCCTGATCCAAAGACAAAGAAGACAGATGAAAAGCCAAAGGGTAAGGGTGATCCAATGCCCAAGCTCAGCACAAAGGCTGGCATGATTAATGCTGCTGTTGAAATGATGTCTAAGATGAAGAAGGAAGATCTCAAGACTCTCTATGGTAAAGCATTTACCGCTGAAGATGTCGAAGAAGATGAAACAGTAGAGCAAATTGTTGACGAAGCTCCCAGAGAACTTGCCACAATCACTGCCGATGATATTGATGTTTCAGAAGATATTGATGCAATGTTCAAAGATTCAGAACTCGACGAGGATTTCAAGTCTCGCGTTGCTACAATCTTCGAAGCTGCAGTAGTTTCAAAGGTCAATGAGCAGATTGAAAAGTTTGCTATTGAAGTTGAGTCAGACGTTGAAGTTTCAAAAACTGAAATCGTTGATGAACTCACAGAAAAGGTAGACTCATATCTTGATTACGTTGTTCAAGAATGGGTTGAAGAAAATAGACTTGCCATTGAGAAGGGTGTTCGCGCCGATATGGTCGAAGACTTCCTCAAGGGTCTAAAGGGTCTATTTGAAGAGCACTATGTTGACATTCCAGAAGAGAAAGTTGACGTAGTTGAAGAGCTCATCGCAAAGGTTGATGAACTTGAAGAAAAACTAAGCGAAGAAACAGATCGCGCAGTTGAACTTCTAAAAAAGGTTAAGGTTTTTGAGCAAGAAAATATTTTTTCTGGCGCAATTGAAGGCTTAACACAAACACAGGTTGATAAACTTCGTGGTCTTGCTGAGGGTATTGAATTCGTCAGCGAAGAAGATTTCAAAAAGAAGATCAACATGTTAAAGAAGCAATATTTTGATATTGATGAGACGGTAAATGAATCCGTCATCGTTACTGATGATGAGTTTGATCCTATTTCTCTTGAAGAAGAGGAAAAAGGTTTAACAGGTGCTATGGCTCATTACATGAGTGCCATTTCAAGATCTGCTAAAAATTAATAATATTATAAATAAACATGAAGGCTGATTACTAATACAGTAAGGAGAAAACAAAATGTTTCTATCTGAAAATCTACAGAAGAAGTGGCAGCCAGTACTTGAGCATCCTGACCTCACCGAGATTAAGGATCCTCATCGTCGCGCTGTCACAGCTACTCTTCTAGAGAACCAAGAAAAGGCTTCACGTGAAGCTGCCTATGGTTCTGGTGGTTACCAAATGCCCACACTATTGGGCGAAGCTGCTCCAACAAACGCAATGCAGGGCTCAAGCTCAACTGCAGCTGCTGGTGCAGTTGACATCTTCGATCCAGTGCTTATCTCACTAGTTCGTCGTTCCATGCCAAACCTCATTGCTTATGATGTTGCCGGCGTCCAGCCAATGACTGGCCCAACTGGTCTCATCTTCGCAATGCGTCCACGCTACGGTTCACAAGCTGGTTCGGAAGCTCTATACAACGAAGCTACAACAAGCTGGTCCGCTACAGCAAACAACTCTGTTGGTGGTGTTGCTTCAACCGGTCTCAATGGTGCTGGTGTACCAACAGCCGGTAGCGATCCAACCGATCGTGCTTCTGGTTCTGGTTATACCGTTCATACCGGTATGTCCACTACCACTGTTGAAGCTCTTGGCGATTCTGCTAATAACAAGATCTCCGAGATGGCATTCAGCATCGAGAAGGTTGCAGTAACTGCAGTTTCTCGTGCACTAAAGGCTGAATACACCATGGAACTTGCTCAGGACCTCAAGGCAATTCATGGTCTCGATGCCGAATCTGAACTCAGCAACATTCTTTCCGCTGAGATTCTTGCCGAAATCAACCGTGAAGTCATCCGTACAATCAACTATACAGCTACTGCTGGTGCTCAGTCAAACGTCACCACAACTGGTACATTCGACCTAGATGTCGATGCCAACGGTCGCTGGTCAGTTGAGCGTTTCAAGGGTCTGGTCTTCCAAATCGAGCGTGAAGCCAACCAAATTGCTAAGTCAACTCGTCGCGGCAAGGGCAACGTCCTAATCTGCGGTTCTGACGTAGCTTCTGCTCTACAGATGGCTGGTGTTCTAGATTACACACCTGCTCTATCTGCTAACCTAAATGTTGACGATACAGGCAACACCTTCGCTGGTGTCCTAAATGGTCGCATGAAGGTCTATGTTGACCCATACTTCACCAGTGCTTCTGGTGACCAGTATGTTACAGTTGGCTACAAGGGTTCCAGCGCATTCGACGCCGGTCTCTTCTACTGCCCATACGTTCCACTACAGATGGTTCGTGCAGTTGGCGAGAATACCTTCCAGCCTAAGATTGGCTTCAAGACCCGCTACGGAATCGTTGCCAATCCTTTTGCTACTTCTGCCGCCAATGGCGTCATCAGCAGCCAGCAAAAGAACATCTACTATCGCATCGTTACTGTTGCAAATCTTATGTAATAATAAGATCCGAGTCAATCGGGCAAGAGGGGGGCTTCGGCTCCCCTCTTTTTTTTGTTCTCTACGTAATGCAGCTTGACGAAGTTTTTCACGCACTTCAGGTCTCTTGGCTGGATTGTCTTTTTTTTATAAATATATGTATGATATGGGTAAAGTCTAACATAGTCACAGTAGACATATTATATTATAGGAAATAATAAATGAAAACCTTTAAACAACATTTAATTGAAAATGATGAATTTAAATTACCATTTTTAAGAACTATTACAATACCATATAGAAAAGATGAAATTACATTAGTATTTAATGCAGATATTAATGGAAAATATATCAGTGTTAGATCATATTGGGATAGAGAAAAAACTCAAAGAGCTTGGCAAAGTCGTTATGATAATAAAATTTTTAATACTCCTGATGATTTATTTAAACTATATAAATCTCTTCGTAAAAAAGCAAAAGCTGTAATTAAAGAAGTTCAAGTGTCATATACTGACAATCATAAAGGTTATCGCGTAGCTGAATTTATAAAAGAGATTAAGACATGGCATTAATACCAAAGATTGGCGTAAACACTTTAAATGAAAACAATCTTACGCAAAATGTAAATTTTCTATCTCCACTTGGATTTAGATTTCAGCTTAACAGAGCACCTAATGTCGAGTACTTTTGTCAAAGTGCTACTCTGCCCACAATCTCTATTCAAGAAATTTTACAACCAAACCCAATAGGACAAATTCCAAGACCTGGTGATAGAGTCACTTACGAAACATTCACTCTACGATTCCGCGTAGATGAAAACATGTCAAATTATCTTGAAATTCATGATTGGATTATTGGACTAGGTCATCCTGTTTCACTAGATCAATATAAAAATATAAAGAAAGGTGATGGTATTTTTTCTGATGGATCGATTATGGTTTTATCTTCAAATCAAAATCCATCTATACGTATTGCATTCCAAGACATGTTCCCTCTGTCACTTTCACCACTAGCGTTTGATGTCACGCAGACTGATGTAGAATACCTAGAAGCTGATGTTGTTTTTAGATATCGTATTTTTACAATCGAAAAGTTATAAAAATCTATTTACTTGTTTAAAAATTACAGTATAATAGACTTTGTAGTCTCTTTAAGGTAATATAAATGGTAAATATTACATCTTCTGCTAAAAATTATCTAAACTCAATCAAACCAGACAATGATTATGTATCATTGTATGTTAAGTCTGGAGGATGTGCTGGATTCCAGTACGTATGGGGGTTTGCAAAAGATAATAATGATATTCAATGGAGTAATCCAATTGATAATGTGTTGGTAATTGATCCTATGTCCGAGTTATATATATTAGGTAGTACGATTGATTATGTTGTTGAGCTCGGTGGTTCTTTCTTATCCGTAAAGAATCCAATGTCAAGTTCTAATTGTGGGTGTGGAGAAAGTTTCGGTATATGAAAATTGAAGACATTATTGTTATGTGGCAGAGTGACTCTAAGATTGACGAGACTGAATTGTCTCGCGAGAGTCTAAATATTCCAATCTTACATGGTAAATATCTAAAACATTTCTCTGATGAGAGATTGAAACTTCGTGCTTTTAAGATGAAACAAAAGCAATTACAACAACGCTTGATGGATTACTATAGAGGCGATCTTAATAATCCAGAAGATCTTGCTGAACTTGGGCGAGAACCTTATCCATATAAAAGACTTAAACAAGATATAAATTATTATGTAGACAGTGATGATGAGATGGTGCAGTTAAATACAAAAATAGCATATCAACAAGAGATGGTTGATGTACTCGAAGAAATAATAAAAGCAATAAATTCGAGGGGTTATGTCATCAAAAACAGTCTGGATTTCCTCCGATTTACTTCTGGACAATAATGATGTTAGAGCGAACACGTTGATAATATCGAAGGAAAATGAAGTATATATGAAGGTCGATGCAGAACCTGTTATACGACAGGAGCTGTCGGATTACTTCACGTTTACAGTCCCTGGTGCTAAGTTTATGCCTGCGTATCGTAATCGTATGTGGGATGGCCGTATCAGACTTTACGATGGTAGAACAAAACAGCTGTATGTTGGATTATTGCCATATGTTAAACATTTTGCTGATGAACGCGAATATGATCTAGACATTTTGGACAATATTGATATACAAGAAAATTTTTCAGTAAAAGAAGCAAAAGAATTTATACAAGAACTCAAAACTAAATTTACTCCTCGCGATTATCAATTAGAAAGTTTTGTCCATCTTGTACGAAACAATCGTAGTTTACTTGTTTCACCTACTGCTTCAGGGAAATCATTTATTATATGGCTTTTGACTCAATGGTATGGTGATTCAAAAACTTTAATTATTGTCCCTACAACTTCGCTAGTACATCAGATGAAATCGGACTTTGTTGAGTATGGTTCTGATGTAAATGATATTCATATTATTATGAGTGGTCATGAAAAACAAACAGATGCAAGAATAGTAGTATCAACATGGCAGTCATTATATAATTTACCAAAGAAATATTTCTCTCAATATGAGGTAGTCGTTGGAGATGAATGTCATTTATTTAAAGCAAAGTCTTTGACATCTATCATGACTAAGTTAGTTGATTGTAAGTATCGATTTGGATTTACTGGTACGCTTGATGGCACACAAACGCATAAGCTCGTGCTTGAAGGATTGTTTGGTAAAGTAAAGCAATTTGTAAAAACAAAAGAACTGATTGAACAAGATCACCTGGCAAACTTTAGAATTAAGTGTTTAGTTTTGAAGTATACTGATGAAGAAAAGAAACTTGTCAGTAAGATGAAGTATCAAGATGAGATTGATTTTATAATAAGTAATAATAGAAGAAATGTTTTTATAAAGAACTTAGCATTATCATTGAATGGAAATACTCTTTTATTATTTCAATATGTAGAAAAGCATGGAAAGATACTTTATGATTTAATATCAAAGTCGGTGGAAAACAATCGAAAAGTCTTTTTTGTATACGGAGGCACGGATGCAGAGACACGCGAACAGATCAGGGCTATTACCGAAAAAGAAAAAGACGCAATCATTATTGCTTCGTATGGCACTTTTAGTACGGGGATTAATATTCGTAACCTTCATAATATTATTTTTTCTTCTCCCACTAAGTCTCGCATTCGCAATCTCCAATCTATTGGAAGGGGGTTACGCAAGGGTGATGAAAAAACTAGGGCGACGCTCTTCGACATCGCCGACGATTTAAGAAACAAGTCAAAAACAAATTACACACTAACACATTTTGCCGAAAGAATAAAAATCTATAACGAAGAAGAGTTTGAGTATAAAATTTATAATATAAATTTATAAAAAAGGTTTACTAATGGACCAAAATATTTTATACTTTAAATTAGTTACTGGAGAAAATTTAATTTCTTCTGTTGATGGAGAAGATGATGAAGGATTATTATTAGTCAATCCTCTTCAACTTTTTTCTCGGCATACTAACTTTGGATCTTCAGTTAAAATATCAAAATGGATTCCTTTTGTTAATGAACAAGAATTTTTTTTAAGAAGGAATCATATAGTAACCTCTGGTATTCCAACCAATGATATAGTTGATTTTTACAATCAGGCTTTGGAATCTTTAGAAAATACGCAATCTCGTGAGTATGAAGAAGAAATAACCAGAGCTTTATATGAAAAATTTGCAAACACAAATATAATGGTACACTAATATGGCAAAGAAAAAATTACAACATTATGTAAACAACAAAGAGTTTCTTGCTGCAATGATTGAGTATAAAAAATCAGTTGTTGAAGCAGAGAAAAGAAATGAACAACGACCTCCTGTCACTCCGTATATTGGCGAGTGTATTATGAAGATTGCTGTTCATCTTTCTCATAAACCAAACTTTGTTAATTATACCTTCAAAGATGAATTTATCTCCGATGGTATTGAAAACTGTTTACAATATATCGATAATTTTGATCCAGAAAAATCTCAAAATCCTTTTGCGTATTTCACACAAATTATCTTTTATGCATTCCTAAGAAGAATTCAAAAAGAAAAGAAACATCTCTATACAAAATATAAATTAGCAGATGAAATTAATGTTACAAATATGAATTATGATACACAAGATCATGATGGTGGCACTGATTATGTAAACAAATCAAAAGCTGATGAATGGTCAAGAGATCATATTGATGTTTTCATTGAGAATTTTGAAGAAACAAAACGCAGAAAAAGAAATAGAAATACTGCAGTAGATACGTTGATGTCAGATTGATAATATGAAAGCAGCAATTATAACTGATACACACTTTGGTGTGCGTAATGACAGTCATATTTTTTTAGATTATTTTGAAAAATTTTATACCAATATTTTCTTTCCATATATCTTAAAAAATAATATTCAAACCATCTTTCATCTTGGTGATATTGTTGATAGGCGAAAGTTTATCAATTATGTCACTTTGAAAGAATTTAAACGAATCTTTGTTCAACCTTGTATTGATAACAATATCAAACTTGTTGGTATTGTCGGCAATCATGATATTCCATATCGGAACACAAATGAAGTCAATGCAATGAATGAATTGTTTAACAATCCTAATATCACATTCTATTCAGAGCCAATTGAATATAACTTTAGTGATTGTATTATTGCAATGCTACCATGGATTAATAATACTAACTATGATGAATCTTTGAACTTTGTAAAGAATACAAAAGCACAAATTTTATTTGGTCACTTAGAACTCGCTGGTTTCGAAATGTATCGAGGTATGCCAAACCCACATGGTATGCAAGCAAGTCTTTTTGATAAATTTGATATGGTATGTTCAGGTCACTTTCATCATAAGTCTTCAAGAGGAAACATTAACTATCTTGGTAATCCATATGAATTATTTTGGAATGACTATAATGATCAAAGAGGATTTCATATTTTTGATTCTGAAAAAAGAGACTTGACTTTTATTCAAAATCCATATAGAATGTTTAATAAGTTATGGTATGATGATTTTGACATTTCTTCTTATGAAGAGATTATGAGTAAATATAATTTTGAAGAATATACAGATACATATGTGAAAGTGATTGTTAAAAATAAAAATAATCCTTACTGGTTTGACATGGTATTAGATTCCCTGTACAAAAATAATCCCGCAAATGTTTCGATTGTTGAAGATAATAAAAATTTAGATCAACAATCTGAAGAAGAAATTATAAGTGAAGCGGAAGATACGTTGACTTCGCTTTTTAAATATGTCGAAAAGATGGAAACCAAAGTAGATAAACAAAAGTTACAGCAACTATTTTCCAATCTTTATATTGAGGCACAAAACACGGAAGTTGCATGATTCATTTTCATAATGTTCGGTGGAAAAATTTTCTTTCTACCGGAAACAGTTGGACTGAAATTCAGTTTGACAGAAACCCAACAACTCTAATTATTGGAGAGAATGGCGCAGGTAAATCAACTGTGCTTGATGCATTATGCTTTGTTTTGTTTGGTAAGCCATTTCGTAAAATTAACAAACCACAACTTGTTAACTCAGTAAACGGAAAAGGATTACTAGTAGAAATCGATTTTAGTGTTGGGAATAAGAAATATAAAATTGTAAGAGGATATAAACCTCACGTATTTGAAATTTGGCAAGATGGTATAATGATAAACCAAACAGCCAAAATCACCGATTATCAATCAGATCTTGAAAAAAATATTTTAAAACTCAATTACAATTCTTTCACACAGATTGTAATATTAGGCTCATCTACCTTTATTCCTTTTATGCAATTGCCAGCATGGCAAAGGAGAGAAGTAATTGAGGATCTACTTGATCTCAAAATCTTCACTTCAATGAATCTTATTTTAAAAGAAAAATTACAAACGAATAAAGAAAACTTGAAAGAGATTCGTCATCAAATTGACCTTGAAGACGAGAAACTGAATGTACATAATCATTACATTGATGAAATTCGATCAAAGAATAAAGAAAGAATTGAAACATTAAAAACTGAAATTGAAAAGTCAGAAACATCGATAGTAAGATTAAATGTTGATATTGATTTGAATAATAAATTAATTGATCAATTAAAAGACTCAATTAAAGATGAAGATAACGTAAACAAAAAACTCCAAGAGATTCTCAAGATTGAGAGCAAGTTTGAAGATAAGACAAAGAAACTAAAAAGTGAACTCAAGTTTTATGAGCAAAATGATCATTGTCCAACTTGTACACAAGAAATCTCTTTAGAGATTAAAGAGACAAAGATCAATGACAACAATCAAAAGATTCAAGATGTGGTAGATGCTCTAGAAAAGTTACAGATTGAACTTGATAAAGAGAATCAGAGACTACTTGATATTCATGAGATTAACTCAGAGATTAAAGAGCATCTAGAAAAAGTATCTGACTGTAACAATCAGATTTCTTCATTAAACAAGTACATTGGTCAATTAAGAGAAAATATTGACACAGAGGTTGCTGATGTTGGTAGTCTAAAGAATGAAAATAAAAAGGTAAAAGAGATTGAGAAAAAAATAAAAGGTTATGAAAAACAAAAAGAGGATTACCTTTACGAACAACAACTCTTAAATGTTGCCGCTGACATGTTAAAGGATACTGGAATCAAAACTCAAATTGTTCGGCAGTATGTTCCAGTTATGAATAAACTCGTAAATAAATATCTTGCTGCAATGGAGTTCTTTGTAAGTTTTGAATTAGATGAAAATTTTGATGAGTCTATAAAATCAAGACATCGAGATAAGTTTAGTTATTCTTCTTTCAGTGAAGGCGAAAAGATGAGAATTGATTTGTCTCTATTACTTACATGGAGAGCCATTGCAAAAATGAAAAACTCTACCAACACAAACTTACTTATTTTGGATGAAATATTTGATGCTTCATTGGATACTTCTGGTTGTGATGAATTTCTAAAACTACTCAATGAACTTGGTAAGGATACCAATGTGTTTCTCATCAGCCACAAAGGTGATGTGTTGCAAGACAAGTTTCGTTCTGTCATTCGTTTTGAAAAATATAAAAATTTCTCGAGGGTAGCAGCATGAAAAAATGGGGAATCAAAATTTTATTTGAAAAAAGATACATTTGGATTTTACACATAGATCCAAATGTACAATATGAAAATGTAGGACCAAGACTATTCGATACAGAAAACCAAGCAAATGTTTGGGCAAAAAATTGTGGTATTAAAAATTATATCATTGAGGAATATACATGTTTGAATTAGTTGATAAGTATGATAAAATTTTAAAGACACCAACGCAACCTTGGGACTTTAATAATAACTATACCGATCTTTCCGGTAAAACGTGGGAGCCTGAAGAGTTTGCAAAAAAATTAGCATTGACTATGATCAATAAAAATGGTGTGGGGCTTTCCGCAAATCAATGTGGGCATTCTGTTTCTGTTTTTGTGATGGGTGATCCAAGCAATGAAGAAACAATTATGGCATTTTTTAATCCAAAACTTATTGACTTCATGGGAGATTTAGTTTATTATGAGGAAGGTTGTTTATCATATCCTAAATTATTTGTTAAAATAAAACGACCATCACAAGTACGTATGAGATTTTCAGATGCTCAAGGTGAAACGACAACTACGAAGTATACGGGATTCAGTGCTCGTATTATTCAACATGAATACGATCACCTTTCAGGCGCTATATTTACGGACAAAGCTAACGATTATCATCTCTCCCAAGCTAAAAAGAATCAGAGATTGCTTATGCGAAGGGTTAACAAAACTGCCGCTCGTTGAGGTTAATTGGGTAATTGGTCAAGGTGAATCTACACCTATAATTAGATTTAATAGGTATAAACGATGACAAATTTTGATAAAGTAGCAGAATTTATGAACGCCTTTGGTCAAGATGTTGAGACTGAACCACAATGGACTTCTGTTGCACAATTACGTTATAAATTAATCAAAGAAGAACTTGATGAATTGAGTGAAGCATTATACGAACGGAATCTGATTGAAGTGGCAGATGCTCTTACTGATTTACTTTATGTTGTTTATGGAGCAGGTCATTCTTTTGGAATTGATCTTGACAAATGCTTCGAAGAGGTTCATAATAGTAACATGAGCAAACTTGGCGAAGATGGTAAACCTATCTATCGCGAAGATGGTAAAGTATTGAAAGGTCCGAATTACTGGGCTCCTAATTTAAAAAAAGTTTTGAATGTCTAATGAATTCCAAAATAGATTAGATTCTTATAATAAAGACCATTGCTGGCAATATGACATAAGAATTAATAATTTAGAGCATGATCTCAAAGAAGCATTTTTAACCAAAGAAGAAGCTGAAGCTATAACTCTTTCAGATTTTAGTTTTGAAAGAGTTGTTAATAAAGAAACACAACAACAAATGGTTGAGTTTATCGAGAGACACGAATGGCTCGGTAATATTTCTCAGATGTCTTCGCATTGGTTTGCTGCTTATTATAATGGATCTTTATTTCCAAAACTTGCTGGTGTTATTATTATGAACCAGCCAAATGCATTTTCGAAAATGCTTGGCGAAGATACTCCGAAATTGGAAAGACTTATTAGTCGCGGCGCTTGTATTAGTTGGTCTCCAAAACATTTGGCATCTTCGTTTATTATGTGGTCCATTCGTTGGATGGTCAAAAATACACAATATAGATTATTTACTGCGTATTCTGATCCAGCAGCAAAAGAGCTTGGTACGATTTATCAAGCATGTAATTTTTATTATCTTGGTAATAAGTTTGGCGGCACAGAAAGATACATAAGCCCATATAGTGGTAAAGTTGTTTCTGATCGATATTTTCGTCAAGTTTATACGTATAAAAAATATGCTGAAGAGCTTGGTATTATTTGGGATAAAAAATGGGAACAAGAAATTCGTGGAATGCAATGGGAAAATGTTCCAAATGATATTGAAGAGAAACTAAGAAATCAGTCTAAGATAGCTCTAAAAAAAGCTGAAAAAATACTTGACATTCCAACAAAACATAAGTATGCTTATGTATTAGGTGAAAATAAAAAAGAAACCAAAGAGTTAAAAAGATTGTTTTTACAAAAAAATAAAGTGTATGAATATCCAAAGGATAGATAAATTATGGCAAATCATGTTAACAGTCACATTTCTTTCGAAAATCTTTCAGAAGAAGCAACTCAGTTTTTATCAAATATAATGCCATCTTTTGATACGCCGACTGCAAAAGTACTTGAGTATTTTTTCGAAGAATCAGAAGATACTATGAATACATATGCTTGGTGTGTCGATAATCTTGGTGCGAAATGGGTAAACTTCGAAGAAATCGGAGAAGATACTTTCAATATGTTTTCAGCGTGGAGTTTCCCAAAAAGATTCGCCGATACACTTTATGAAAAGTTAGTAAGTCTAAATTCTCCAAATTTAGAAATGTGGTGCACCTACGAAGATGAGATGCCAAACTTCATTGGTGTTTATGGTCGTGGTCCATATGAAGCTGAATATGAAGAAGAATTAGACGAAAATCTTTATGAAGAAGAAATTGGGTCTTTGCCATATAATGAAGAAACAGAAGAATTCAATGATGAGTGGTGGGAATTGGCTTATGGTTGGCAAAACAGAGAGAAACAATACTTCCAAGAAATATTGCAAGAACAAAAAGAATTGTGGAAAACGATTGAGATTTCGTATACATACTAATATAATATATGAAATTGGAGGTATGATATGAAAGAGTTAGTTCGCCCACATATTGATCGCGAAGATATTATCGGCAAGTTTGCTGAACCAGAAGATATGAATATGGTTGTTCAAGAAGATTGCGATTTGTATAGTCTCAATCCTCATGATCCTGATCAGAAAAATGAAGAGAATATTATCTTCAAATTTCGCAAGGGTGTCTTTACAAAAGAAGAACAAGAACTAGCATATGCAGGTTTGCGCGAAGCAGCAACTGAATCTCAAAACCGAGGAAAAGCTGCTGGTCCAAGAGGCGATAATTTGGGTTCTGGGCAGCGTAGTCATCGTGATTGGGTGACTCCTTATCAACTAGAAGTAATTGAATACTTTTCTGGTAATCGTTTAGTTGAAGAATTTCCAACTAAAAAAGATGCCAAAGAAGAAACACGAGGTCAGGTTTGGTTGCGGTCAAAAGTCATTGGTGATAAGTATGGCGAGTATGATGGTTGGTTTGACCGTTGGGTAACTCGTATGCACAACCAGCCTCCTAGTGTTCAAGCACAGGAAGCCGAAGAAGTTTGTAAAATGATTTCAGAAACAAATTATGCGCAAACTGTTTTGTCTGGTATCGCAGGTTTCTATGATCGTTATCCTCGTATTCCATATGGTCGTCCTGCTGGTTATAATGAGAAAAATCCAGAAAAGTTTGCCATGAGTTTTCCATATCTTCGTAAACTCAATAATATCTTTAGAAAAGAATTGCCTGTGCGATGGGCAGCACAAAGAGCAGCAGCTGATAAACTTGATCCAAAGTTTCTAATTGATGAAACAGTTTTTACAACACTGACTGTAAATTATAACTGGCGAACTGCAGGTCATCGTGATGCTGGTGATCTTTCTTCTGGATTCTCTAATATCTCTGGTATTGGTAAAGGTTGGAAAGGATTTGTATTCACACTTCCTGAATGGGAAATTGGTATCAATTTACAACCAGGTGATTTGCTTCTCGTAAATAATCATGAAGGCATTCATACAAATACCGCTGAAATTGGTGATAATAATGATCGTGTTTCTATTGTCGCTTATTTTCGCGAGAAAATGCTCGAGTTGAAATCTTGGGATTATGAGATGACTCGAAAGCAGTTTGTAGAAGATCGACGCAAAGATAAAAACCATCCTCTCCAGCGTCCACTTTGGAACGGTGTATCTCCAGGAATGTGGGAAACTGAAGAGTGGAGAGAATATATGAAATCTCACAATATTGACGACCCATATGGCGGAGGAACATTGGAGTCGTTTTTCTAATGTGTGGCGTCATTGGTGTGTTTCTTCGAAACGTCAGTGATAATGACATTGAGATTGTAACAAAAGTAATTTTAGAATCACGCATACGTGGCATGCATGCCACTGGTGTTTCTTATTATAAAAATGGTAAAATACATACCATTCGTGAACCAATATCAGCAAAATTGTTTTTAGAAAAACATCCTGTTCAAAAATTTGTAGAGGGTAATCAATTAACCATGATTGCTCATTGTCGTTATAGCACTAGCGACTTAGAGTTTAATCAACCTATCTACAATAAAGAATTAAGTATCGTTCACAATGGAGTGATTAGTCAAGAATTGCCAGAAAACTGGGAACGTCTATATGGTCACAAAACCAAAACAAAAAACGATACTGAACTTTTATTGTATTCTAAAAATGTTTTTATAGATTGGGAAGATGCATCAATAGCTGCAGTTGAATTGACTGAAAATAAAACACTGCGTTATTACCGAAATGGCAAACGTCCACTCTATCATTCAAAATTAAAAAATGGTTTTATTATTACATCTACTTCAGATATAATGAAAAGAGTAGATCCATCAATCAAATCTGAGAGGCTTACGCCAGGAATATATAATATAGTGAAAGATAATCCTTTACATGAAAATAAAATTCAACACTATGAAGAAATTGAAAGTGAGATTAATATAAATGACTTACAACCCGAATTCGTTCACATGGGGGTATGAAGTTGAGTGGGGCGATATCGATCGCCGACTTTCAATCCCAGAACATATTGGAAAGTGGGAATATGCAGAGACAGATATTGTAAATCTGTGCGAGCCGTTTCGTTATGTTGCATGTGACCCTCTTGGCAAAGAACCATATATGGGGGGTGAAGTAAACACCAAACCAACAAAAACTTGGCAAGAGCAGGTTGACCGTATTTTGGAACTCAAACAATTTTTTGAAGATAATGGAAATACGCCAACAGCTTCTTGTATCAATCATGGTCATGTACATGTTTTTGTTCCAGGTCTTAAAGAGGATCTAATATCTTTAAAAAAACTTATCGCCTACATCAAAGCGAATCAAGAACTCACAATTGAACGGGTTTATGGGTTTTATGATCATCCACAAATGAAAAAGGCAAAGGGCGCAACCATGTATCTAAAATACGATGGTGGTCGTATTATGCCTGATTATATGTGCGACAACATTATCAATCTTGCAACTGATTTTGAATCTTTTATTAAACTTCATGCTGCTGGTAAAGATGGTGTATCAATGGGTCGCCCATTTCGTTATGCTATCAATACATACTGCATGAAACACACAGGCACAATCGAGTTTCGTTGTTTCCGTTCAACAACAAAACGTAAACAATTAGAGGACCAGTGTAGATTTGCAGAAGCATTTGTTGATGCTGCGTTAAACGATGGACCATCTGTTTCTGAGATTCTAGATGCATATGATTATGAGTTTCCTCCATTCATTTGGGATCAATTTGAATATATTGGATGGGAAAAAACAAAATATTCTAAAGAGAGAGGCAACAAAGTTAGAGAATTCCATGAAGTTGCGTAGTTGTAGTTGTGAACAGTTTATGAATGCAATGACAGATGACCCTGCTGATAAGTTTGCAAAGACATTCGTTGCGAAAGCGAATATGCAAAATCAGTGGGAGTTCTGTGTCGGTGCATGGGATAAAGATAATCTTATGGGAGCTATTATAACAACACTTTCGAAAAGGTATCCAATAGTTGCAAATTTACAATTACTCCATACTTTCAATGCTCATCGAGGTAAGGGTGTGGCTAGGAGGTTGTGTGAACAATCTCTAAATTACGCCATACAGAACAGCTCAATGTATTTCCGCGTATCAGCCGAGCCAGATGCGGTAGTTTTTTATGAACGTATAGGGTTCCGTATGCTTGGAAAACAGAAGTCTGGATGCCAGCTGAGCATGTTTCGCATAGGTGGGAGAACCTTCCAGGAGGGTATCTATGATATTGAAGATCCTGTGATTTCCAAGGCTGTGTACAAGAAAGGGAAGGGAGGTTGCGTCGAAATCTTTGAAGAAAAACAACAGGTTACACTTTTTTGACAAAAAGTGTTTACAAAAATATAGAAATATAGCATAATAACTTATCTGCGGTGAACATATGCGTCATTTCAGATACTCTTTAAACTTATCTTAGAAGGAAACACTCTAATGATTACTACTAATGCTATGGACTATAAAACATATGAAGAAAAGGTTCGCGACGCTACAAATCATGCTAAAAAGCATGTACCAGGCGCCAATGAAAAGGGGATGGTTGTTGATCATATCGTTCCAATCCTTTTTGGGTGGGAATATAACATTCCTATCGAGTTGATGTCAAATCTGAAGAATTTGCAATGCATTTCTGTAGAAAAAAACCTAAAAAAAGGAAGTTCTATTACGGAAGAATCAGTCGAGCTACTGCAATATTGGCGTCAAAATGGGCTTGTTAGTGATAAAGTTTCATATTTTATTGAAAAGAAATCCAAAGCAACCCAGTTGAATTATGATTGGTCGAAAGTATATGAAGAACTACATATTCCAGAGAATATGAAGATGTACACCATGGTAATTCCTACTGTTGTTGCATTCTCTATTGATCCTGTTTTTTGTCAAAGGTCGCATGAAGATCGTTGGCAAAAAACGAAAAAGGCACTTGGTCGTGTTGCTCTTCCTACACATCGTAAGATGTCATTTTGTGTTTATCCTGATGGCAGAATTCGCCGTTTAGATGGAAACACTCGAACTTATGTTTGGGAAAATAATTTACAATTCGATGAATATATTGTTCCAGAAAGTATCAGTGCAGATTTTTATGCTGTTGAAAATGATGAAGAAGCAGAAATTCTTTACCATTCAATTGATAGCATTGACACTGCGGAAACATTTTCAGAGAAGATTTCTGGATATCTACGGTTCAAGAACTATCGCGATAATCTTCCTACGCAGTTTCGGAAGGGTGAAAAGGTCTATGACATTATGATTGTTGCCATTGACAATTTTATTCCTAAGAATGAAAAAGAACCACTTTCGTTCACCCATAACAAGAATATTGGTTATGGCGACAAAGCAAAAAAGACTGTTGAACTTCTTGACTACTTCATTCCAGAATTAGTTTCTTTGGGATCTGTGATAAATCAAGATACTCTGCCAAGGTCTTTAACTGCTCCTCTATGTGCATCGTTGGTGCGTCATATGATGAGGGATGGTCATGGCCAAGTCAATCTAGAATTACAAAAGATTGTCGAGATGACTGTGGATGCATGTAAATATGGTCGAAATGTTTTTGAACGCAGAAAAGGTTTATTTGCTGATTCTGTTGATTCTGTGATTCTAAAAAACATTGAAATTATGCTAGATGAATTGCTAACACCAGAATCGACTAATGCAGCTCTAAACCCAAGGATTGATTATAGGGAAACCACTACTCGTCAGGTGCTTCCATATAATGCTACGAAGACGACTGTAAATACTGCTGATCGTCGTATCTATTGTGGTTTCGTTCATTATGTCATCGATAAGTGTTTGAACGGAGAAGAAATAAGTGAAGATTTGCTTCTTGAATTGACAGGAAAGAAGGTAACAGATGAAACTCCTCGATCTGACTCAAATCAAGTAGAGATTGAAGCAATATCTATTGTGCAAAATGTATATGATAATTTTTGGAAACAATAATTGGATTATCGCCTAAAAGAAAACCGTCGTGAAGGTTTCATCCGCTGGTTCGCTTGGTCACTTAAATATGGTGACTGCGATCCAGCGGTTTGGCTCACTAACTATCTAAATCGACGGTATGAACATAATACAGAACAGAAACTCTGGTTCTGTTGGTTGTATGGTAACACTTACAATCTACCAACAGCATGGGTTTTGTTAAACGAGTTTCCTGACTTTGAACTCGCAACCGTTGATCGAATGGAGCAGTGGAATACTGCAAACTATAAAAGACTACGGTATCAGGTTGATACAAAATGGAACAAGGGGCATCTACCTACCATGTTTGCTTCTTACCAAGAGTTCATAGGTGAACAAACCCAACAAAAAAAGATTGAATCGTTATATAAAGGTTCGCCATCTGAAAATTTTGATAGCCTTTGGAATACGATGAAATCTTCGTTGCATAAATTTGGTCGATATTCAACATGGTTTTACTTACAGCATTTGAAACAGACAGCCGATGTGAATATCAATCCAACCAGTTTAATGCTCAATGACTACTCAGGATCTCGCTCACATCGTAATGGTTTGCTGTTTTCTCTTGGTCGGGATGAGGACATTAATGCTAAGTTAACCAAAGAGCAGTATGCTGATTTGGAAAAAGAGGCAACAGATATTCTAATTGAAACCAAACAAAGATTTCCCAAGTTAGCCAATCAAGTAGACTACTTCAACATGGAAACTTGTCTTTGTTCTTATAAAAAAATATTCCGCGAACATCATAGTCGCTATCTTGGTTACTATCTTGATCGCCAGTCTGGAGAAATTCAGAAAGCAGAGAGTGATGGATGGTATGGTATTGAATGGGAGGTTCTTTGGCAATCAAGAACTGAAACTCTCGATAAAAGATTAGACGAAAGATTTAATAAACAAAATGAGAAAAAGTTCTTGACTTCTTTCCATGAGGATGGTAGACTGAATAGAATGGAATGGATGTTTGAAGATCGCTCCAATACACTTGAAAGATTTTTAATATGACAAAATTAATTGGTATTGTTGGAATGCCTGGAACTGGCAAGACAACATTAATTCGTGAATGGATGAAACTTCGTGATTGGACTCCAGATACTCCAATCAAACTACTTGATAGTTATGTATCAGGTGATATTCGTTTGTTTGGTAAGTATGAAGAAGGCGAAACATTTGCAGGAACTGATCGACTCAGCATGGCAGTTCAACCAGCAGCGATTGAGTACTTATCAGATAATCCTTCTCCTGTGAATATCTTTGAAGGTGATCGTCTTACATCAGCAAAGTTTTTTCAGGCTGCGGTCGAACTTGGGTATGAAGTTTCAATTGTTATCCTTGAAGTCTCAGACTCAGTTCGAGAAGCAAGATACAAAGAAAGAGGTTCAGATCAATCTGAGACTTTTATCCAAGGTCGCCGCACTAAGATTGAAAACATCAAAGAAAGTTTTGGTGGTAGTGTGTTGACTGGTGAACCTTCGTTGTATGAAGTTTTCCAACATGAGACACCAGAAGACACTCAGAAAATTATTGACCACATAGAAGGTTTGGTATGATTGATTATAAACACGAAGCATTTGTTTACCTTTGGTACGACTCAAATAATAAGAAATATTATTATGGGTCTCACAAGGTTTCCAAAAAACCAGGTAAAGATACATATGCTCATTCATCCACTTTAATGGAATCGTTTAATATGAATAGTGTTCCTCCTGGATTTAGTCGTAAAATAATTGCAGAAGGATCACATCAAGATATGTTAGATTTGGAAATTAAAATCTTACAAAACAGATTTAGTAGTGGAAAATGGCATAGATATTGGAATGTTTGTATTAATAAAATGCCTTATATGTGGAAAGATCCAGAATATCGAAAGAAGATGTCTAATATAACTAAAGAATTCTGGAAAGATCCAGAATATCGAAAGAAGATGTCTAAAAAGAGTAAAGAAAGATGGAAAGATCCAGAATATCGAAAGATGCGTTCTGAACAAGTGTCTAAAGATGTGAAAGAATTCTGGAAAGATCCAGAATATCGAAAGAAGATGTCTGAACAGAGGAAAGAAAGATGGAAAGATCCAGAATATCGAAAGAAGATTTCTGAACAAGTGTCTAAAGATGTGAA